CCGACTTTTTATCGGATGCAACCTGGTTTGAAAGCGTCAAGTCATACGTTTATATCAAAGTTAAGCTCGTGTTTGACCCGCCACAAAGCGGAACCCTTATTTCAGCAATGGAAAAACAGGCTAGCGAGTTTGAGTGGCGATGTCAGGAAGAACAGGATTTTAGAGGGTAAATTACTACGCAAAATTTTCAGGTCCTTTTATGAGAGGAAAGAGGTATAAAGTGGCGATTGCTGCTACCTCTTCTTTTTTTTTTTTTATTGGAGAAACAAATGCACAACAACGAACTTTATCATCACGGTATTAAAGGCCAGAAGTGGGGTTTAAGACGATTCCAGAATAAGGATGGTAGCTTAAAGCCTGCCGGCGAAGGTCGTTATGATGACGGACTTAGCAGACGACAACGAAATAAAGCCGCTAAATCATATAACTATAAAGACGGTGATTCTTATGGTGAAAAATCAGCCTCTTATAAAAGAGCCAGAACCAATATGTATAACACCAATAAGAATCTCTATGGCAGAAAAGCCGCGAATCGTATCGAGTATGAAGTAGACCACGGCATGAGTAGAAAGAAGGCAGAAAGAAAGGCTCTGGTTAAAAGTATTGGTAAGGCCATGGCTTATTCGGCGTTAGTATCGGCTGCTCCGATAGCAATTATGTATGGGCAACAATATTATAAAAAATCTCGCATGCAAGCTCAAACGTATTCTTATGTTGCCGGAGCATATGGACAAGCTGCTGGATTGAACGAGGTTAAAGGTGGCTTTACTACCGGGTTTAGACATGCTCGTGCTGGTCGTGAGTTCTTAAAACGTTATATGAACATGTAAATAAAGAGAGGGAACAATGTATAATAACGAACTTTATCATCACGGTATTAAAGGCCAGCGATGGGGCGTAAGACGTTATCAGAATGAGGATGGAACTCTTACTAATATTGGCATGAGAAGACTGTCTGGTGGCGGTAAAAAAGATAAAAGCATCAAATTTGACAGTCGAGGCCGTCTTGACAATGATCCTTCTAATTTAAGAAAGGCACATTCTAAAATCCGAGAGAATGCTGCCGAAGATAACAGAAATTTATCGTCAGCGCTCAACAGCGGCTCTAATATTGCTGGAATTACTTCAAGAATGGCCGCTCGATCCGAATCAAAAAAACTAGCGAAAGCCGCATCTAAAATTGATGTGTCACAAATGTCCGACGCCGAACTTCGTAATCGAATCAACCGAATGAATATGGAAAGGCAGTACAAGCAATTGCAAGCCGAGCAGATTAGTAAAGGTCGCGGGCGAGTATCGAGCATTCTTTCTACAGCCGGAGACGTATTGGCTATTGGAGCATCTGCTGCCAGCATTGCCGTTGCTATTTATACTATTAGTAAATGATCATGAGTTATGCAGAACTTTATCATCACGGTATTAAAGGCCAGCGATGGGGCGTAAGACGCTATCAGAATGAGGATGGAACTTTAACGCCAGCAGGACAAAAAAGAAAAGAAAAATTAGAGTTAAAGCAACAAAGAAAATCTGAAAAAGAAGAGTTAAGACAAAGATTACGAGGCGTTGATCCAGAATTAGCAAAGAATCGACAGACAAGAAGAGTTGCTTACGACTATCATAATTTGACAGATCGTCAGTTTATGGCTAAATACCAGACAACAAAAAAGAGATTTTTAAAAAGGTATATTAAAACTAAAGGTGATACATATAGTTTGGGTTTAAAAAAAGCTGCTGCAGCGGCAGCAATTGTTGCCTCATCACCAAATGTTCCATATACCGATCTTAGAACAGGACAACGTAAAACCATAGATATGGGTAAGAAAAAAGCAGCACAATTACTCACACAGGATATACTTTATTCCGAAATTATAACAAGAGTCGGGTATGATTCTGCTGAAAATCGATATTACACAGAATATTGAGTAAGGAATTTCAAAATGGCACTATCGAACACTGCTGTACCGAAATATTACGGCATGTTCAGAGATGCCGTAATAAGAGGAGAGATTCCTGTTAACGAGCAAATCTCTCTTGAGATGAATAGGATCGACAAGCTGATTGATGATCCTAAAATTTACTACGATGAATCTGTTGTAGAGGGTTGGATTTACTTCTGCGAAAACGAAATGACGCTTACTGATGGAGGGGACGTACATGTCCTCTTTTCTTTTAAGCTTTGGGCAGAGCAACTTTACGGTTGGTACTACTTTATTGAGAAAAGTGTATACAAACCAAATACTGATGGATCTGGTGGTGGTCATTATGTGACAAAGCGAATTAAGAAGCGTTTGATAAACATTCAGTATCTGATTGTTGGACGAGGAGCAGCTAAGTCTTTATACGACACATTTGTACAAGCTTATACGCTAATTGTTGATCGATCCACCACGCATCAAATTACTACTTCTCCGACAATGAAACAGTCAGAGGAAGTTATGCAGCCTTTCGCCACAGCCATCACAAGAGCTAAAGGTCCTGTGTTCCAGATGATGACACAAGGATCAGTTCAGAATACCACCGGAAACAGAATGAATCGTAAGCATCTATATTCTTCTAAGAAGGGTATCGAGAACAACTTTACAAACAGTTATCTCGAAATTAGACCGCTTAAGATTGACAAACTTCAGGGTTTACGAGTTAAATGCGCAACACTTGACGAATGGCTTTCTGGTGATCTTCCCGAAAACCCCATAACCGCTATTCAGCAGGGTGGTGCAAAGGGTTTGGCTCCTGATTACATCATCTTAGCCACCAGTTCAGAAGGAACAACTCGAAACGGTATTGGTGACACCATTAAGCTGGAATTAATGGACATCCTTACTGGTAAGTATAACAATCCGCATGTGTCTATCTGGTGGTATAAGCTTGATAGTATCGATGAAATTAATAACCCCGACATGTGGGTTAAAGCAAATCCGAATCTCGATCTAACAGTTTCATATGAAACTTATCAAGAAGAAGTCGAGAAGATGAAAAACGTTCCTTCTGCAAAGAATGAAATACTTGCAAAGAGATTCGGAATACCAGCAGAGGGACACACATACTTCTTCACTTATGAAGAAACGTTACTTCATAGAAAAAGAGAATTTTGGCAGATGCCATGCTCCATGGGCGCTGATTTGTCTATGGGTGACGATTTCTGTTCTTTTACATTTCTGTTTCCAATTCAAAATGGTGCTTTTGGAGTTAAGACTCGCAACTACATTACAGAGCATACTCTATATAAGCTTCATGCATCAATGCGTCAGCAATACGATAAGTTCATAGACGAAGGAAGTCTTATCATCATGCCTGGTACAGTTTTAGACATGATCGATGTTTATGAGGATCTTATTAAGTTTATTGATGACAACCAGTACGATGTAAGATGCTTTGGCTATGATCCGTACAACGCAAAAGATTTTGTAGAACGTTGGGCAAAAGAGAATTCTCCGTACGGAATAGAGAAGGTGATTCAAGGCGTCCGTACTGAGTCCGTTCCTCTTGGCGAGTTAAAGAAACTTGCAGAGGAGCGGCTTCTTTTGTTTGACGAAGAACTCATGAAATTCGCTATGGGAAACTGTGTTGCTATTTTAGACACAAACGGTAACAGAAAACTTTATAAACAGCGTCACGAACAGAAGATTGATGCTGTTGCTGCAATGATGGATGCCTATGTGGCATACAAGTTGAACAGAGAGGCATTCGAATAATGTATTACAACAACGAACTTTATCATCACGGTATTAAAGGCCAGCGATGGGGCGTAAGACGCTATCAGAATCCAGACGGAAGTTATAAATCAGGAGCAGAAGGTCGATATGACGGCGATGGAAAAATTTCTAGAGCTATAAAAGGAGCAAAGAGTGGTTTGTCTGTTCGTAAGAAAAATCATGCTCTTTCTTCTGAGAATAAAAAACTTGCCGCTCAGAATAAAAAGCTTGCTGCTCAGAATAAAAAACTTAGCGATAAGAGCAAAAAAGAAAAAGAAGAAAAAGAAGGAAAAAAGTTTACGCTGTCTGATCGTCAGAAGAAAGCTTTAAAAGTTGGAGCTGCTGTTGGCGCTACTGTTCTTGCCGCATATGGTGCTAAAAAACTTTACGATCATGTTGATGCTAGCCACAAAGGAAAGTTGATAGCCAAAAAGTTACTGGAAGATGCTGGTGGCGATTTCGAGAAAGCTTCCGCGGCATATGACAAACGACTTAATCAGTATCAATGGGATAGGAATACTGGAGCTCTTGGAAAGTATGCTGAGAAGAGCGGCAAGATAATGGAAGCCACTCGAAAGAGCATTGCCGATTCTTATAGAAAGAACGCATTTGAAAACTCTCAGATAAATAAGGATCTTCGAGCAATCAAAGATGCATCCAGAGCACGTAGAAAAGAACAATTCGATAGGGCTACAAAAGGAGTTAGAGAAGCCGCTGGTAAAGTTAGCAATAGAGCCAGATCTAGCGCTGACGCCGCAAGAAGTAGAGCAGGAGAGGCGGCAAAGAACGCTAGGTCGGCATATGAACGCAACGCCGGTAAACGAATGGCCAATACGATTAATCGATCGTATGCAAGAAAACAAGCCATGAATAAAGCTAGGAGTGCAGCAAGCAACGCCGCTAGCAGGGCGAGAAGTGCTGCTAAGTCCGGCGCTAGTAGAGCCCAAGAATATGTTTACAATAAATCTATGGAAAGAACCCGTAATAAATACGCGGAGCGAGTAGCCAGAGACCTTAGAAGGAGAGGACGTTTATAATGCCGGATTTTTCAATAGGTACCAGGTTTAAACAGGCCTGGAATGCATTTTTTAACAAAGACCCAACTCCGGAATACGATTTAGGTTCTTCGTACTATCATCGACCAGATAGAACACATTACACGAGAGGTAATGATCGATCGATAGTTACATCAGTTTTTAATCGCATTTCGCTTGATGTGGCATCAATTGGGATTAAGCACGTTCAGCTTGATTCGGATGGTCGTTATATCAGAGACATTCCTTCTGATTTGAATAATTGTTTAATGCTGGATGCTAATCTTGATCAGACGGGGCGAGCTTTTATACAAGATGTTGTGGCTTCAATGCTGGATGAAGGATGTGTTGCCATTTGCCCTATTATTACCGATGATGATCCCACAAAATCGGATTCATACGGCATTCAAAACCTTAGAGCCGGAAGAATAGTTCAATGGTATCCATCAAAAGTTCGAGTGGAACTGTATAACGAATTTACAGGAAAAAAAGAAGAGGTTGTTTATCAAAAGCGAATGGTCGCAATTGTAGAAAATCCTCTATATGCGGTTGTCAATGAGCCCAATTCCACAGCAAAACGTCTTATGAGAAAGTTATCGCTTTTGGATTTCATTGACGAACGAAACGGATCTGACAAACTCAACATGCTAATACAGCTTCCATATGGAACAAGCCGCGACAGGCTTAGGGATCGTGCTCAGAAGAACATTTCTAGCATTGAAGAGCAGCTAGCAAATTCGAGATTCGGCATTGCTTATACAGATTCAGCAGAGAAAGTGTTTCAGCTTAACCGACCTTTAGATAATACACTCCTTGGCCAAATAGAATTCTTGACAGGTCTTCTATACAGTCAGTTAGGAATTACTAAGGAGATTATGGATGGTACAGCTACTCCCGAAACCATGCTGAATTATTATACAAGAACTATAGAACCGATTCTGGCAGCTATTGCAGATGAGATGAAACGTAAGTTTCTTACAAAGAATGCTAGAACCAGAGGCCAGACGATTGCGTACTATAGAGATCAGTTTAGACTTGTTCCTCTCGATAAGCTAGCAGAAATGCTTGGTACAATGATCACAAATAGAGTGATGACATCAAACGAAGCTAGACAGATTATTGGCATGAAGCCTATAGACGATCCAAATGCAGATAAATTAACCAATCCAAATGTAGATACTGTGGAAAGTACGGAAGGTAAATCCAGTGTTGAAGAACCGCCAGAACAAATGGAAACAGTAAACGAAGGAGAAATTCAAAATGTCGAAGAAACCTGACTTTTGTGGGTACGTAACTCGCAATGACGTTTTGTGCTCCGATGGAAGAATCATCAGAAAAGATGCTTTTAAAGATTGCGATGGTACGATTGTACCACTTGTGTACAACCATGACCATGATAATCTGAACGCTGTAATTGGTCACGCCGAGTTGTTCAATCGTCCGGATGGTGTTTTTAGCAATTGCTATCTTAATCCAGACGTTGAGAACGGTAAACTCGCTAAAGCGCTTATTAAGCATGGCGATATTACAGGTTTGTCGATTTACGCCAATCGTCTTAAGCAAAATGGTTCCGATGTTATCCATGGAAAGATCCGCGAAGTAAGTATCGTGCTTGCTGGAGCGAATCCTGGAGCTTTTATTGAGCCAAAGAGCGTAACCCACTCTGAGGATGGAAGCGAAACGGTCGATGAGGCCGTTATTTTTATGGGCGAAAACTTTGAGCTCTATCATGCAGACGAAAAGGAGAAAACAATGGCCGAAGAAAAAACCCCCGTTGAAAACAGTGGCGATGGTGAAGAGACCATCCAGGACGTGTTTGATACACTTAATGAAAAACAGAAAAACGTAGTATATGCACTTATCGGAGCGGCTCTTGATGAAAAGGGCGGCGATGATGCTGACGATGACGATGAGGAGAATGAAGATATGAAGCATAATGTATTCGATCAGGATACACACCAGGAAGACGTTCTTACCCACTCTGATCTTAACGATATTGTTGCTTATGCGAAAGAAAGCAACGGATCTTTCAAAGATACTTTTAACGGCTTTATGAGGGATAATGATCTTGAGCTGGTTCATGATGACCTTACCAGCAGCGGATTCAATCAGGATACTTCCGTAGATGGAAACATTACCTGGCTGTTCCCCGAGTACCAGCTTCACGGTCCTAAGACCCCTCAGCTTTTGACTGATGATAAAAGCTGGGTTTCTTCTATTATTAATGGAACAACAAAGCTTCCTTACAGCCGCGTGAGAACCCGCCATGTTGACATCAGAAACGTCAAC